AGCTTGTACCTTCAATATATGGCGCAAGACATCTTCGTCTAGTTGTTTTTCTTTCACAGAATCCAGGCGCTGAAGGACGGTTGCTAGCCCGGTGGACATATCATTGTCACTTGCGATCTCTTCCATTGTGTGTGCTTCGGTGAGCACCTTCCGTAAGCGTCCAATCTCTTCATTAACAAAAGCCTTGAGCGATAGGGCATTATCGGCGAAAGAGATAATGTAGCGAGATAACAACTCCTTTTGTTCGGAGAGAAGCTCTTGATCATACTTTTCATTAAACTTGGTTACAAAAGAATGGTAAACTATATTGTCCACATGCTCAATACGGTGATCCCCTACAATGGGTGCCGGTGTCAAAAGAGCGGTTATCTTTTCCTGCAATAAAGAACGCTCTTGAACTGTGGCGTTGGGGCTAAAAAGCTGTGCGATTGTGGCAAGGCTCTTATAGTGGGGAACAAAATTAGCATAGACAGACGACCCGAGAGTTTTATTTATTCTATTGATCAGGTCCGTCTGCTCATTAAAGACGTTGGTATGATTAAGTCGTCGATGGTCGTCGCATACGTTGAAAATCAAAGTACGGGCTGAGTTGGCGTCAGGTTGAGCGGTTTCATAGAGCGCTTTATATAAAGCCAATTCCGCATAGAGGCTGCTGCTCTTCGTAAAGCATTCCCTAATCAGTGAAATGGCTAGCTCCTTTCTGTCCTCATCCTGTTTCACGATTGCCTTGGTCGCTTCCATGACTAGGGCTTCGAACAGAAAAGCGGTATTTCTTTTCTTATTATGACGAAACTTTGTCTTTTTGGTCATTCTTTTTCCTCTCTAAATTTGAGATCAAGTGCTCTATTTCGCGACTAACCTCAAGAATCCTCTTTTCGCTTTTATCCTGACTCTCATCATAGGAAGACTCGGCGATTCCTTTCCCCAACGAAGCGAGGTCGCCAAGACCCTTGAAAACATTCCTGTGTGTAGAGCTGGCTACTTCACCCGCATATTTTGATTTAAGGTGGCGGCTGCGGGCTCCCATGTCTCGCTTGTCGGTAGTTACGGGAGTGTACATCTTTCCTTTGGCACCAGGAGTCGTATACGGCTCTCTCTTGGCAGGGGCGGCGAGTAGTGTCTCATCCTCATCACCTTCGGGCTCGTCTTCGACTTCAATATCTTCTATCTCAGACTCAAGATCATCATCGATAGACGGCGTGTCGCCCGCCGAGTCCAGACCGAAGTCCGTGTCGCCAATGCCACCGGAGGCGCCCTCGGCGATGTCATCCTCTATTTTGCTCAAAGTGGAAACGAACTTGCGATCATAAAACATTTCGCGCTCGTTCCTTAGAATCTCCTCATCAGAAAGCGAGAATATATTCTGAGCGACCCAGCGGCGGCTAAAGAAGCCCTCCGTTGCGCTACTAGCAACATCAAACTTGGTCCGAAGTTGTTCTAAGTGTTGCATTTCCGCAATCTGGGAGGGGTTATTAAGCTTTAAATGGAAGGTGAGCAAATCTTCTCCACGAAAGCCCAGAGTATATAGATGAACAATGCCTACCTTTTCCAGTTCAGAGACAACGGAACGCTGAAGACGCTGGATAGTGCGAGCAAAACGAATATCTTTTTGTGCTAAGGTCGTCTTATCTTCATCCGCGCCTTCTCCGCGAGATAAATAAGATTGTGGCACCTTCAACGCAGAAAAAAGCTTGTCGCGTAAATATTTCACATCATCAATGGAGCCCTGGTTATTGCCCCCCGCCAGAGTTTCAATGCGAGTCGAGCTACCAGTGCCTCGTACAGGCAAATAATAATCCTCGTCAACAGACATGGGGTTATATCGTAAATCGACTCTGCCGGTGTCTGGGTCCACAACTTGATTGCGCTTCATTTGGGTCATCGCCTTCTGCATGTATTGCTCGACGTCATCAGGGGCGATATTACCTACGTCAATATAAAAAACGCGGCGTTCGGGAGCACGCACAATTCTATAACTCATCATGGCATCCTCTAGAAGAGTGAGCTGGCGCCATATTCGGCGGGCTGGCTCTAATGCGGATGATCCATACGGGGCATACTTATCATGCCCTAAGATACGAAAATGGGCTACCTGCCAGTTCTCAAACGTTAAGCCAGCGGCGTTCCATTGATATTGTACATAGTTGGGATTAGTGGGATCCTCACCCTCTAAACGCTCGATCTCTGAACTCGGGAGTCCGATGGCATTACGCACACCCGAGGTGTCATCTATATCAAGATATAAGAAAAAGTCCCCATACTTGCACATGGTGCGGCTCCACCCAAATAAATTAAAATCAATATTCAGTACCTGATGATAGAGAGTCATAAGAACGGACTTGATTTCTTCGTTGGGACAATCAATAGTAAGAAGCGGCTGCAATTGATTAGAAGTTGTCATTTCATCGGCATAAATATCCAAAGCAGAGGCGATTTCAGGGGTAAACTCCATTTGCTGGAAATCCAAATACCTTTCTGCCCTCATCTGATTGAGCATATAGCCGCTATTCAAAGCGTCAAAAGGGTTATATGCAGCCTTCTTAAATTGCTGCCCACTAGGAGTGGAAAACCGACTCCCATAATTTGAATAATAGCGCTTGCGCCCTTTGGTGATGCTCTGACGCCGATAATTAACAATGGGACCTGAAAAAAGGCGCGTTAGCGTCTTAAACAGGGTGGAATCAGCGTTCTTCGGGTTGTCGTTCTTAGCCATAATGTTGGTTATCCTTTATAAAGCCACATAAGCTCTTTCATCTGCTGAATTTCAGCCGAGAGTTTCGTGTCAGTAGAAGATGGCTTATATCCTACCATACCTTTGACCGAAGTGTTAAGACTTCTTCTGGTTGAAGACATCGCATTTAACAATGCTTTGGTGTATTCAGTATCGCGATGATTATTGGTTAGCACAGTCTCTCGGACCCAGCATGCAATTGAAGCAGCGAGCACCAAATCATCATTATATCCCTTCATTGCTTCCGGTTTCCCATTGTTCCATATAAATGTCTTGATCTCATTTAAGAGTCTCGAAGAGTTGATGTTAATTAGTCCATTTCTGATGAATTCCTCTAACTTGGCAATAATAAGAGGGCGTGTCTTCATAGAGGTGGTAAAACCAGGCACACTATTATTGGAATAAGAAGCGTTTAGCGGCGATAAATACTCGTGAGTGCCTTTAACAGAAAAATAGATATTAGGATATTCCATTTCTTGCAGCTTGCTCAAAACCGCATAGCCTATATTGTTATTTTCTACGACTATCATACAGTTGCCGTATTGTTGCCCAGTGTTATATAAGACGCTGGCAAACATATCGGGCTCGATTCGCCCTTGGTATTCCGCTACCTGGGACATGTTAGTCGTATCAAAGATATGAAATGCTGAAAAGTCTTTCCCATCGCCGCGGGCAACGTCAGCCACTAGTAAATAGGCGCCCTCGGGTTGGTACTCTTCCCATATGTGCAAGTTACGGTCAAACCCAGTACGATACTTTGGCTCATAAAGCGTTGCTTCGATCTTCTCGATACTCTCAGGGTGAATAACGGTCTCCCCTGACATATTAAAATTACATTCTAGTTCTTGAGCGATTTGTCTGCGAGACATATTTCTTGTTTCACGTTCAAACCATTCATCATCACGGTCAGGATGAGCCTGCCAGGGGATCCGAAAAGATTCAAAGTCATTTGTACCATCTTGCGCTCCGACATAAGTTTGATGAAACCAATTACCCACACCATTAGGGGTGCTAAGTGCAATACAGCGCCCACCAGTGCTCAGAGTGGGGTATAAGCCGGTCCAGAGGTCCTCTAAGCCTTGGATGTGCGCTGCCTCATCAAGAACTAAAAGAGACAGTGCTTCCGAACGACCGGCATCAAAACTAGTTGAAGATGCTTTAATCTGAGATCCATTTGAAAGCTCGAAAGAGGTCCGGTTATCAATAGAGATAGTGGCAATTTGCATCCACAAGGGAGTGCTCTTAACTAAGCTTTTGACTTTCTTGACTAGGTTAGCTGCGGTCTGGAACTTGGTTGCCATTACAATGATGTTTTTATCACGATGAAAAAGCATCATCCAGGCAACGTAACCAGCCACGACAGTGGAAATCCCCAGCTGCCTTGCCTTCAGTATAACACTGAAGCGGTTTTCATTGAAGCTACCCAAAAGCTCTGTCTGATAATCGTAAGTTTCGAAAGGGACAGTGCCATGCATGGGGTGGGAAATTTTTACATAAGCGTTCAGGAAATAAGCAGGGTCTTTACCGGCTCTTATAATTTCCTTCAAGATTTCTTGCTTGGTCATTTGAGGCATTCATACTTCTCTACTCTTCGGTTGAATGGTTTTCCCTAAGCAAGTTCAGAATAGCGCTTAGCGTGTCTCGGGCTATATCTTGGGGAAGCATCTGTACAACTGCCTCACCCGCATGTTGATAATCGCCCCCATAAGCAGCCACAACTTTATCAAACATAGCAAATGTCTCGTCGGAAGGGTCCTCACTTAGTGTAGAAGTTGGGCGCCGGTTGTGGCGACTTACTTCTTCCTTAATAATCTCTTTAAGGCGTGTCTTGGTAATCTTCATTTGTTACCCCCCAGATCTAAAAACTTCTGTACATCCTCGCGGGTTTCACGAGTGTTGGCTGCGGCAGAAGATTCGCCATCTAGATTCCCAATGCGGTAAGTGCAAGTAGCTTGAACCCAGGAACGAAGACGGCTAATGGTCTGAACTCGGACGTCAGCTTCACCAATCTTTTCTAAACGAAGAACTTCGCCTGTGGCGCCCTTATATTCCTTGCCGATAAACGAAGCCACGTCTGCAATGGTTTGAGCAATGGTCGTTTCAAAGTCCTTGTGATGCACCTCTTTAAGGTGGATTTCACTATGGTAGTTCACCTTCAAGCGATCCCCATTAAATTGTATTCCAAAGCCATCGATGAGCCCTCGTTGAGTGATGGGAGTAGGCTCTTCGCGACGAAGACCTATTTTAACTAACTCACCCTCTTCGTTAGTAGCTCCGTGGCGAGTATTCGCTACGATCTGCGAAATCTCCTTCACTATATCATGTATTGTTGCCATCGTTTTTTTCCTCTTCTAGATTTGGTCTCCAGCCTGATCTCCACCGACTTTCTCTATCTTCAATATAATTTATGTAACATTCAAAACAGCAGTCAAATTTTCTCATATAAACATCATCTTTGCTTTCAAACGAATAGGTGGTGCAGACAGGACAGCTTCGCGCAGGTTTATCTTTGGTAAATAGTCTTTTAGAGACTAAAACCCCATTATGTTCGGTCTTTTCAACACGAGCTTTCTGGTAACGGGCAGAAAGAGCTTTTGACTCCTCAAGGTATTCTTTTTCTTTCTCATCATCCCATCCTTGTTTAGGATTGACAATGGTCTCTTTCCCGTACTTTTTAGAAACTTCCTGCTCTAGTTTTGCAATGTAGTTCAGGTCCTTTTTATTGGTCATTGGTTCACCGCATAAGTGATGGCAACCGCTGTTGAAGCGCCAATAATAAAGCCCCCCAGGATAGCCACCGGAAGAACCCAACTAGGGCGCCGATCAAGCGCAGTGTCTTCGAGCCGTGTAATGTAGTTGTCCCGATTCTCTAGACGCTGAGTGAGGGATAAAATTTGTGATGCAGCCTGGTCTTGTGCCATCTCCAGCTCAAGTTCTAATGTACGGCGTATCAGCTCGCTATCGTTTTCCAATAACCGTAATTCTAATATGTGGTCGAACCTAATCTTATTCAAGGAGTCCGAAGTCATCAAGACGCCTGAAAAGGGGGCGCGGGTTCCCGACTCTAAATAAGTAAGGCGCAAATCTAGCTCGATGTCCGCTGTCGATGTCGAGTCAGTAGGCTGCGCGGCTGCGACGGGGGGCAGACCAAAGCCAACCATCCAAGCCATAATTAATATTTTTAAACAATTCATATCTCTTACTCTATAAAGTTCAAGCCGTAGCGAGCTGCCATGCGGCGTGCAAAGTCTTTAGGGTTTTCCCGAGATTTCTTTGCTTGATCTAGAAGCTCCTGGCGGGTCGCCTCTTCTATCCCCGCTTCACTGATCTGGTGTTGGTCAGCCACCTCTTTAATAAGGCGTACATACCGTTCTGCAATTTCACGGTCGCGCTCCAAGGCGCTAGTCAAAATTTCTTCTTCTTCTTTGGCAAAGTCGCTCTTGGCTTCTAAAACTTCCTGTGCCTGCCGGGAGCCGCGGGTGCCGAAAATATAACCTACAAGAAGGGCAACAAAGCCAACGGCAGCCCACCAGTATTTTTTGATCCATGTAAAAACCTTTAACATTATCAACCACTACGCCGCGGATTTTAAGGCTACAACTGCGTCAATAGCAGCTTGAGTTCCCAGATAGGAGACAGTAACCCACACCCAATGTTCGGACTCTAAAACTCCGTACAGGGCAAGTGCCGTAGCAACACACCAAGCTAAAAACTTTCTCGAAATGAACTTCTCAACATATCTATCCGCAAACGCTTTAATTTCCTGAACCATGGGAGCCTCCAATCACTTTTATAAGTGTCTATACAGATATATAGTCTGCAACACTATTGTTTTACATGGGCGTATTTACCCTTTTTATCAATCACGATTTGGGTGTCTACGCAATCCTTAAGAGAGTCTAGGTGGGAGATCAAGAGCACTGTTTTATAATAAGACTTGACAAGATCCAAAATCCTAATAAAGCCTTCCATATTTTCTTCATCCAAAGCTGAGCCAGGCTCATCAAGAATAAAAATGTTCCCCTTTGGCATTGACGAAATATTAAGAAGCGCCATTCGAATTCCCATGGAAGCAATGGTTTTTTCAGCACCCGAACCCATCTCCAGAGGGCGAGCCTCATATTTCGGATGCTTAATAAGCATATTCAAACTCTTATCATCGCACTCCATGAGAACCTCAAAGTCAACAACGTTTGCCAAGACTTTCGCAATCTCTTCATTGATAACCGGCAAGCTCTTCCGAACAATATCTAACGCGATGCCATTGCTGTGCATACATCGCATATAGAGGTCATACGCGGAGAATTCGAACCTAAGCCTCTCCAACTCCTCTTCTTGGCTACTAATAGTT